TTTCTACCCTGAGCGATTCAGTCAACGCAACACGCCGACTACGGTAGCCATGCTCCCGAATACCACTGTTTCCAATAGCTTCGGATAATTCATCTATGGACCATTTCTTTTCCTGTGCTTTCAACAGTAATCGCTCCATAGCATCTTTGGTATTCAGATTCATAATCCGGGCAAGTTCTCCTGACCATCCCTGAATGAATGCTTCTGCAGGCTTTGTGATTTCCTCCACCTCTGTTGCAAGCACTGGGTCTTCGACAAGAACCCACTGATACGTAAATTCCCTGAACATATCGTCAAACTGTTTCCTGAATATCTCTCTCAGTGCCTTTTCCAGATCGTCAGCGTCTTTTATTCCCGGCCAGATATCGGTTATAAAGTCGGTTACTCCTGTTGCCGCCTCAATCTTTTCCAGGAACTCCAAAGAATCTGCATCCAATACATCGTCTATGGCATCCTCTAACTTGTTGATATTCTTTACAAGTTCACTGGCTGCTACATAGCCCTCTGCTTCTAAAGAATCTTTCAGATCATCATCTGCTTTTGCAATCAGCCTGTTTATTGCATCTATCAATGGTTTCGTATCAAGCTGCATGATTCTCCTCCTGCTTCTGTATCTTCACAAGCAACTTTTTGACTTCTTTCATTACTGCAACAACCTGATCTGGTTCATTCTTTCCCTGCGCTTTCTCAATCTGCTTTGTAAGCTGTCCCATCAGTCCACTGATATCCGTCTGTGCTGCTTTATCCTTCCAGATTGTAAGCGGTACATCGCCCCACTCATCTGTGTACGGTTCACAAGTCCTTCCTAAAGCATCACAGATGACTTCTTTCGCCATATTCGGTGTAATGCCTCCTGCATTGTTTGTTACATTCAGGAGCTTATACATATCATCAGGATTACTGATATCCGGAGCCAGGAAGTAAGCCTCCACATATTGAAAACGATAACAGTTCAACAATTTATTATTGATAACCCATGCCAGAGATGTTCTCTCGGGCTGGAACACCTGCTGTTCTGTTACCTCCTGCGCCGTCTGTGCTGTTGCACGATTGAAGTCTGTGGTATATCCAACATATAAATCTGGTAACAGGAATGCCGACTGAACACGTTTTCGGTTATT